CCCGGCCGCCTTGAGCGCTTCGGGGTCGCGATCGCGGATCTCGCCATGCGAGCCCAGCCCGTCGGCCGACTTGAGCACGACGATTGCGACGGGTTTGACGGCGGCCTTGGGCGCAGTTTCGCCCTTGCCGCCGGATTTGGCAGGTTTACTGGCCATGCTGGCCTCCTTTCAGGGTGGGTCCGGTCAGCCGACCGGGGACAGGGCGACGAATTGCACCGCAATCGTCAGGTCATGGGCGGTTTCGGCCGGCAGGCCGTCCGCTTTCAGGTCTTCCGGCTGGAAGCTGCGGGCCTCGGCATAGGTGGCCTGGCCGCCCAGCGTGAAATTCGCGGTGATCGCGGCCACGATGGCCTTGCGGATCTCCGCCACCCGGGCATGACGGTCAGCATCGGCGCCGGCGACGGCATCGACGCGCACCATGAACAGGGCTTCGACATCCCAGGTCTGCGGATCGCCATTCAGATACGCGATGGTGTCGACTTCGCCGTCCGCCATCATCACCTTTTCGCGCACGCCGCCCGTATCGCCCTCCGGCGCATCGATATCGACCATGCGCGGATCCCGCACCGCGAATTCCGGCGTGTCGTCCAGCGTGTCCAGGGCGGCCCGGATCACCGTTTCAACCGCGGCGCGGGCCTCGTCGTGATCGATGATCGCGGTCATGGGCTTTCCCCTTCGCGGCCGAACCGGCGGCGCGTGATCTCTCTGAAAGCATTCGCAAATCGCTCGACACCCTCGCGGCCAATCGCATCGGCAATGGATTGCGGATCCACGAGTTTCGGCATGGTGGCCGCCGGCACGAGAATGAACATGACGACGCCGTTTTCCTCGCGGCCGCGCCGCAGCGTCGTCTTGCTGGCCGGGCCGTATCCGCTCTTGTTCTTCTGGACCCTGTCGGCGACCAGCAGGACCAGATCCTTGCCCTTCACCTTGATGGCCCGCAGCTTTCCGAACTTCCGTTCGGCCGCGACCAACGCGTAATTGCGGGCGCGCCGCAGCCGCCCGGACTGGCCGAAGCCGAGGCCGGATTGCGGGGCATTTTCCGTCGGGATCATCAGGTATTTGCCGGTGCCGGCGCGAACCGTGACGCCCTCGGAAAACGCCGTGATGATGTGAGGGGCGTTCGACCACCACCCGATGGACGGGGCGATAGAGGCCTGCCCGCCCTTGTTCGGCCAGACACGCGAGCGCCAGGCATTGGCCACTTTGCGGCCCAGCGCCGGCTCTGTGTCTGTGCGCAGCTGGCGCTTACCCCAATCCTCGACCGCGTCGGCCGCGGCCATTGCGGCCTGCGCCAGCTCCTCGACCGTGGCGTCGATATCGCCGGCGAGATCCTGGACAATATCGATATCAATGCCGAAATCCGGCTGGCCCAGCATGATCAGGCCGGCGCGTCGACCAGGTCGAGGACCCACTCGCCGTCGACGGCGCGGGGCGCGGCGTCGATCTTGAAGCGTTCGCCATTGGCGCGGGTCAATATGCCGCCCTGCCGCGGCCGGACGCCGGCAGCGGCCAAAGCCGGATCGGCCGTCTGGATCCGGCCGAAACGCTCTTTCGTGAGGATGCTGCCATACTCGCCCGCATTGGCGGTGCCGTCCTGTTCATCCCGGATGACCCGCACGCCTTCGATGCCCGCGCCGCCGGGCGGCGTATAGGTCATGTCTGTGCCGAACTGCGCATAGAGCGCCGGCAGCGCCGACGCAGCAAACAGGGCATCGAAGGCGGACAGGTCGGTCATGGATCAGACGCGCTCGAGCTCGCCGGCGGCGACACGGGCCGCGGCGCGGGCATTGGCGAGGCGGATTTCCGCGCCCGTTTCGACCACGCGATAGCGGCCGACACCGGAGGCGACCGTTTTCGGGCCCGGCGCATCAGCCGCTGCGTCGGACGGCGCGGCGGCGGTGTCGTCACCCTCACCGGCCGGTGTCTCTGCCGTGGTTTCGGCTTGGGCTTCAGCCTGGCCATCGGCCTGGGCATCTGCACCAGCGTCGGCATCGGACTTTTCGCCGGCCGGCGGCGTGGCGGCCTGATCGTCCAGCCCCAGGCCCGGATCCGCGTCGGCCTTCACCGCGGCGGCCGCCTTGGGTTTCTCGGCTTTGGCGGGCGTCTTGCCTGCACTCTTTTTCGTCGTCATGGGGATCTCCCGTCTGGCACCCGTCACAAGGCCATAGGCCCTCGACTGAAGCCCTGGCCGGATGCGCACCCAGGACTTGAGAAGAGAGCCGGCGAACACGCCGCCGGCGCCCTTGTGAGTTGGGGAGGGTCCGGGACTAGCCCGGATCGGCGCCATCTTTGCCCAGCACCAGAAGTTCGGGGCGTTTCACATAAGGAGTGGGATTGGACTCCGTGTACAGCTCGACACCCTTGTTGTGCTTCAGCACTTCGGCCGATGCGAACAGCTGGAAGAAGCCGCCGAAGTCCGCATCCGATTCCAGATCGGGCGGGATGTTGACTTCGGACATCGTGTCAGGCGGCGAGTAGGCCGTGCGGAACGTGTCCATGGTGCCGGTCGGGAAGAAATGTGCATCGCCCGCCGTCACACAATCGACCGCACCCGTTTTGAGCGGCGCCTTGCCCTTGTATTCGATCAGCTCGACCTGGCCGTTGAAGTCGAACTTCCGGCCCCAGTTGCCACCCCGCATGTCGCGTTCGGGCTTGTTCAGGGACAACGCGGCTTGGTGCTGCAGGTAGTATTTTTCCACCTTCGGATGCTGGACAAAGCGGTTGAAGAAGCGCGTGGACACGATGCCAGTAACACCGCTCATCATCTCGCCATTGAGATTTTGTCCGATATGATCTCCGACCGCCTCGCACTGAGCCAGCACGTCAGCGTCTTCATTGGTGAGGTCGAAGTAGACCGTCTCCTGCTCCTTGCCGAAGAAGGCGTGCAGGTCGAGCAGCACCGTGGTGCCGTCGCCGTCCAGGATCTTGCCCTTCAGGGCACCCAGACGCAGCCACTCGATCGTCTGGTAGTGATCGCGGGCCAGCCGCGCGAGCTTTTCAGCCAGCACCTGGTCGACCGACTCGGCGACCTTCTCACGGCCCAGAACCCGCAAACGGTCCTGGACATCAGCCGGCCGGATCACACCGGGCTTCTCGAAATGCGCGGTGGTGAAGGTGCGGGTCTTGCCGCGCTTGCGATCGTCACGGTCCTGCGCGCCGCCGCTGCGCTCGGTGCTGTTGAGCACCACGACGCCCTCTTCATTCTCGCGGATCTCGACCGTGGTCGAACCGATCGGTTCATCCTCGAACAGGCCGAGCCCGCCGATCAGGCCAAACATGTTGGGCACGCGGTTGATCTGGGTGGTCAGCGCCGTGCTGTCATAAAGAAAATCGAACATGAGTTCGGGTCCTTTCGTCACTAAGGAGCCGCGGCCCCGGACAACCGGGACCCGGATCTCACAGATGGTTTGGGAGAGAACGGCCGGCGCGAACGCCGGCCGTCAGGCGGGTCAGGAAACGTCGACCACGTGGATGCCCAGAGCCGCCAGCTGGGCTTCGATCGAGGCCTTCTGGGCGGCGGTGGCGCCGGCCGGATAGACCAGGCGCTGGCGCGCCACTTCGGCCGGCCCCTTGACCAGGGCCGAGACACGGCCATCGGCACCGTCCGCCGCTTCGGCCTTGCGCAGGCAAACGCCCGCCACACGGCCGCCACCGTCGACCGCCGTCAGATCGAGGGCGATCGCCTTGCCGGCCGCCGACGTAACCGAGATGGTGAAGCCATCGCCGATGTCGAACTCGGTCGTGGGCGTGTCGGTGCCGATGGTAAAGGCAATGGCGCCATTATCATAAGCCACACCCTCGACGGCATCGGCCAGGCGATAGCCATCCGGGTCGAAAACGGCGAAGACCGCCGCGCCATTCGACTCGGTGATGCATTCGGCCGAATAATCGCCCACGATGGCATTGGCCTTCAGCGCGACACCCGACAGGGCGCCCGCGCCGACATTTCCGGCATTGGCCTCGCCGGCAATCGCCAGAGATGCCGTGAGGCCGAGAATGGTGCCGATGGCGATGGACCGCACGGCGCCGGAGCCCGCCAGGAGCGGGAGCGTCTTGCGGCAATAAGTCGGGTCGAGTTCATATTTGAGGACGTCCGAGATCGACCGCGGTTCATCGTACGTCTGACCTGCAAGCAGAGACATGGTGTCAGTCCTTTCCGGCTAACGGGTTGTAGAGGTGCGCTGGCCGATCAGCGCTTGGTGCGGGCCAGGACACGGTCCATGGCACGGCCCAGGCCGGCATTGCGTTCCGCATCCGGCTTGGGATCGTCGGCCTTGCGGCCCGGCTTCACACCGCCGCCGCGGCCGCGCATGGCGTCCTTGAGCGGCGAGCCCTCGCGCGTGGCGGACTTGAGGGTGCGCAGGGCCGCGGCGTAGCGCATCTCGCCGGCGGCCACGTCGGCCGCGAGCGTGCAGCCCAGGCCGGACTTGCCATCGCGCGCGGCGATGCGGCCGATCTTGCGGCCAGCGGCGGCCAGGGATTTGGGCTCGTCCTCATCCTCGGCTTCCGGATCTTCGGGGTCGGTTTCCGCTTCCGCATCGTCCTCGTCGTTTTCGGCGTCCGGATCCGTATCCTCCTCTTCGGACACTTCATCCTGGCCCTCGCCCTTCGGCGCGGCGGCCGAACCGTCGGCACGCGGCGGCTTGACGGAGACACCCAGGGACTGCAGGCGGGCAATCGCCTTTGCGTCCCCTTTCGCGGCTTTGGCACGCAAGGCCGCGATCTCGGCTTCGATACTCATCGACAGCTCCTCTTTGCTGGTCGCGGCCGCGGGATCCGTTTGCGAAGCAGCGCGGCCGGAAGCCGCCTCGCTGGAAGGTGTCAGCCCGGCCAGGGCGCGGGCGGCCTCGAAGGCCTCGTCTTCATTGAGGACAGCATCGAGCAGGCCGGCGGCGACCGGATCGAGATCGCCTTCCGCGCCCGCCGTGAAGGTGCGGGCCTGCCAGCCCTTCACGGTCTCGAGCGCAATCCCGCGGCCGGTGGCGACGGCTTCGAAGAAAAAGCCGGCATGCGCATCGATCTGCGCCTGGAACATGCCGCGCTCGGATTCGGTGACTTCGCGGAAGGGCGAGCCCATGTCCTTGTACTCGCCGGACTTGAACTCTTCGCGCTTGACCTTGTCTTCGGCCATCATGCCGGACCAGTCGAACCAGCCCATGCGAACGCCGACCGAGCCGAGACCCGCGCCGCGCGGCGCGTAACAGGCATCGCAACTGGCTGCGATCTGCTGGGCAGCGGAATAGGCCATGTGACAGAAGGCCACGAGCGGCTTGCCGCCGGAGGCCTGCCGGTTGGCCTGCATCATCTCGGACAATTCGTCCGTGCCGTAGGAAAGGCCGCCCGGGCTGTCGATCAGCAGCATGACGGCGGCCACCCGCTCGTCATCGTTTGCGGCCCGGATCGCCTCGGCAATGTCGGCATAGCCGGAATTGAAGCAATCGTCCCAGAAGTCCCAATAGCCATTGCGGGCCAGAACGCCCTGCACCTGGATCACCGCGCAGTCGCGGGCCAGGTAATAGCCGTGCGGCGTCCATTCAGCCTCTTCGTGGAAACTCAGCATGGACTCGACGCCGCCCGGTTCCCGGCCGCGAAGGACGCGTTGTGCGATATCGCCGGCGCGATCGAGCAGGCCGGGCCGGGCATCCTCGCGATAACGCCAGTCGGCAACCCGGCCCAGGCGGCCCAGATGGTTTTCATAGCCGGCATGAAGCGCCAGCAGCACGGCGCCCTGCGAGGCATTCATGGACAGACGGCGGCGGAGTGAGCGGGGCATGGCGGATCCTATTCGCTACCGCCGCGCACGGCGGCGATCTGGTCGAATGAACCGGGCGCGACATTGGCGCGATCAAAGCGCCGCTGGTCGCGCGCCCGTTCTGCGATGACTTCGTCGAGCGGCTTGCCGCGCTCTTCGGCGATGTCGGAGAATGAGGCCTGGAAGTTCTCGACCTGCATGCGGTCGCCCTGGGCTTCCTTGACCGGGTCGACATATTCGCGCCGCGGCCCGATCCAGGTGCCTTTCACATAGACGTCCGGCCGCTCCATGAAGTCCGGCGCACCCGGCGGCAGGGCCAGCCGTCCGTCGTAGAACGCCTCCTGCAGGATGCAGAGCAGAGCGGGCTGGGCGAAATTGAGCACGTCGACGATCCGCTCGCGCTTGGCCATGCGGAAGGCGTCATTGATGGCGGTGCGTGCCGAGGAGAAATTCTCTTTCGAGAAGTCCCGCAGCATCATGTTTGCGGGCACGCCCGCGCCCGCACCGGCCTGGACCGCGAGCGCGCCGAAGAAATCGGCATAGGCGTTGGCCGCCCGCACCTTGTCATTGATGTCGAAGTTATCGCCCGGGAAGGTGCGCAACACCTTGTTGGCGTTGATGTCCGAGCCGGACGCCTCGTAAAAGGCCGCCCGGGCCTCGAGCAATTTGTCGGCATCGTTTCCGAACAGTTCGACCAGGTATTCCGGATCGAGGTGCGAGGAGATGCTGGCGAAGATCGTCGCGTTGATCAGGCGGGAGCGGGCTTCGGTATCGGTGGCCTCCTGGAAGGCACCGAAGCGGCGCAGCGAGGACGCCAGATCCGAGACGCCCCGGGTCTGCCCGATCTCCCGGCGTCGCAGGCTGCGAAAATAGCGCGGCCGGCCGGGCGTCTCGTATCGATCGATCCAGTCGCCCTGCATCGACTTGATCGCCGATTTGCCGATATCGACAGGATGGGCGCGCAGGATGTGCAGGGCGATATCGCGGCCGCGCTCATCGGTGGCTACACCGGCGCGGACATCTTCAGCGTCCAGCGTATAGGACGTGCCATCCTTGAGCGCGATCTGGATGGCGCCGCCCCACCCGTCTGCCCGCCCCATGGGATTGGCGAGGCGCGCGGGATGTACCAGTTGAATGGCCGTGTGGAAGGGGAAGCCATCCCCGCGATCCTCGATCCAGTTGAACAGGCCGATGCTCTCGCCGTCGACGATGCGGTGACGCACCGCCAGATCCAGCTGCAGGTCGAAGGGCAGCGCTTCTTCGTAATCCAGCCGGAACAGCGGATCTCCGGTCGCGCGGCGCCAGGCATCCTCGATACTGTCGGTCAGGCGCAGATAACGATCATCGTCCGGCGTGAGACCAAAGGCCTCCGGCGGCGGGGCCGACGAGAACTTCCAGCCGGTGCCGACGATCAGCGACACTTTCTGTTCGACGGCGCTGTCGGCCAGCGGTTCATTGCGAACGACATCACGGACCCGGGGAAGCACCCGCAGGCGCTCGTTCAGCCAGTTTCCGTCGGCCGACCGGCGCGAGGCATTGCGGCCTGCGAATACCCGGTCGAACGGATCGGCGGCACGATAAGCCGTGCGCCCGGCCCGGCTGGCGCCCGTGACATCCAGCGTGCCGGCGGCGGACTGGACGGCAGCGGGGCCACCGGCGGACATGACGGCGCTGTGCCGCGCCGCGGCGAGGCGGCGGGAGTCGGGTGACAGTCGCACGGGCGGCTCCTGGTTTAGAGATAGATCGGGCGGCCGGGGGCGGCCTCGCCAGTGAGGCGGGCACGTTCGGTGCGCAGTTCAAACAGGCGCCGGCGCAGCGGCGCTTCAGGATCGCTCCCGCCGGCAAACTGGATCTCGCGATCGCCGTGACGCATGCGTGAGGGCTTGCCGCCGAGTGCGAGCTCATCAAGCGCCTCGCGAAATTTGGCGATGTCGGCATCGATCTCTTCGAGCGTGCGCGGCATGGTCGGCTCCTGTCGGGTGACGGTTCGGCCGCCCGGGCACAACGCACCCGGGCGGCCATGTTTGAAGCGGGTATGAGGTGAAGGCGCCGGCCGCCTTTCGGGCAAACGGCCGGCGCCGGATCCACGGCCGGGCGGCACCGTGGAAAGTCCGGGACCAGGCGAGAACCCCCAACGCCTGGTCCCACCGAACGCCGTTCGGCGCCGGTTTTCAGTCTCGATTCTGATGTGCCATCCGCAGGAGGGCGGAG